CGTGAGACGTAAGCTCGCCGGCGACATCACCACGGGCGTTGAAGGCATCGCCGGGACGTTCACCGTTTGCTGTGGAGGGTGAGCTTCGAGCCGCCTTCGGCCCATCGACAACATCGGGAACGTATTCGTTGAGTTCCCACGCGGCCTGCAGCAACGCATCGCGCTCGGCCTCGGTGATCACCGGCAGGGCCGCCAGGTCGCCCTGCAGGAGTTCATAGCCAGCCGTGGGGCAGCACAGGAAGATGCCACCCTCGCCGCGGGTCTCGATGAGCGTGATGATGACATAACGATTGCCGTCGGCATCGATGCGAACCTGGTAGGGCTTGCCTTTCAGGTTCACGTATTCGTGGCCATCCTTGAGGTGAGCCTCATCTTTTGAGACAGGCTGCTTCCGCTGCGCGAGCTTGAGGCTGCCGCACACTGGTGACGCGCAGCGGTAGATGACGTGCCATCCGCCGGATTGCGTACTCTCGATGACAAGCCGCGCGGCGATGTCGGGCGAGATGCGTTTCATCCAGGCGTCGAACAGCTCGCCGCCGTGGTCGAAGTCGATCATCTCCAGGTTGCCGGAGACCTTGCCGGCCAGGATGCACAGGGCATCGTGCTCATTGGCGAACCACGCCTCGACCGCCTGGCTTGTGGGTAGCCGCTTCTGGTATGCCTTCCAGTGTACGGCGGGACGCTTTCCCTCCCGCTTGGCGGGCAGGACGGCCAGGCCGGCTTCCAGGTATGACCTTGCTGTTTCTCTCATGCACTCACCGTGTGCCCTCAGAATGGTATCTCATCGTCCCCTGGCCATTCGTAAGCCGGCAAGCTCCGTTCGTCGCTGTCACCACGCGGCGGAGGCTTGGGGCCGAGTTCGTGCTTGACGATGCGATCGTACTTCTCGCCGGTGATCAAGCGGACAGTGATCCCACGCGTCTCGGCGATCTGGCCCGCCTCGCAGAGCTCGACCGCTTCTGCTGCCGTCATCGGCACGGGGTCGTCGCTACGCTCTCGCCACCAGGCAATCGCCCTGGCACGCGCGAAGCCCTCGTGCTCGAAGCACACCCACTCGCTCTTGCAGCTCACGCCGATCACGTAGTCGACCCGCATTGTCTTGGGGTGCTCGGGCGGGGCGTCGCGCTTGGCATGCACACTGTAGAGAACGTCCTGCACCTCGTACTCCACTTCCGTAACCTCGCCCGACAGAACCCCTGCAGCGGCTGCCTTCGGATCATGGCGCTTGCGTTCAGGCGGCGGGAACTCATATCCGCACTCGGGGCAGACCGTGTAGGCGGCGTGGATCAGTGCGTTGCACTGGGGGCATTCCTTGGCCGGTGCCTCGCCGGTGCCGTTCGGCCGCTCCTTGATCTGCAACGCGTCGACCGGGCCATGTCGCAGGATGTTGCCACCGTAGTCGAGGACGAGCGCGTCCGCCTTCGACGGGTGCAGACGAAAAGACCTTCCAACCATTTGGTAATAGAGGCCTGGTGAGTTCGTGGGTCGAAGCAGCGCCACGCAGTCGATGTTGGGCGCATCGAAGCCGGTGGTCAACACGTTCACATTGGTGAGGTACTTCAGATCACCATCACGGAACCGCTTGAGCGTCTCGGCCCGTTCGGTCGACGGCGTCTCACCGCAGACGAAGCCGCATTCGTGTCCCCAGGTATCGAGCATCCGCTGGATGTGCCTGGCGTGTTTCACGCCGCTCGCGAAGAGCAGCACCGAATGGCGGCCCTTCGTGTATTCGACGATCTCGCTGCAGGCTGATTGCACGAGATCATCGTCGTCCATCAGGTGCTCAACCTCTTCGCTGATGAATTCACCGCCTCGCAGGTGCAGGCTGGACGTATCGACCTTCTGCCTGCCGGCTTTCGATTTCAGCTTGCAGAGGTAGCCCTGGACGATGAGCTCGCGGACGCCAACTTCGTAGCAGACCTCGTTGAGCAGGTTGTCGTGCCCGCAGATCATCCCGGACGCCATTCTGTACGGCGTTGCGGTCAGGCCGATCAGACGCACGTGCGGGTTGACCACCTTCGCCTCGGCCAGGAACGTCTTATACATCCCGTCGCCATCGGGCGGAATCATGTGCGCCTCGTCCACAAGGATAAGATCGAAGCGGTCCAGTTCGGCCGCACGACGAAAGACGGATTGGATGCCGGCCACGATGATCGAATGCTCCGTATCGCGGCACTTTAGGCCTGCCGAGTAAACGCCGATCTGCATCCACAGGTCGGGCGCCATCACGTGCAGCTTCTCGACGGCCTGCTCGAGCAGCTCCTTCACGTGAGCCAAGATGAGGACGCGACCATTCCATTGCTGGACGGCATCACGAGCAATCTGTGAGAGAACGGGTGTCTTCCCTCCAGCTGTGGGGATCACGATGCAGGGGTTGTCATCGCGCGCCCGCAGGAAGCGGTAGAGCGAGTCTACCGCTTCCTGCTGATAGGGGCGCAGGACGATCTTGGATTTCTCCAATACGTCGACCATCAGTTGTCGCCTCCTGCGGGAAGGCTGCCTCCGCAAAGCGGGCAGTGCTGCAGCGGAAGGGTTTCGATCCGGACGATGATCTGCCCGTCGGGGCAGATCGCCATGCGGCGAGAGATCAGGAGGTCGATCTGGCTGTCGTCCTCATAGATGCCCGCGTGCTCGAGTGCATCAAGCAGGGGCTTCTGAAGGTTGTCGAGGTCGCGTCTCCGGCGGTCTGGCGGGAAGGCATCCATGCACAGGGCGATCCGCCCGTTGTCTGGTGGCCGGCGCCCGTTGCCCGCCAGGAGGGCGCAGACGTTCTCGCGGAACGTCCGGCCCTCCCGGCTGATCAGCGTGCGATACCCGACCCGCCGCCAGTAGTGATTCATCGATGGAGGGTAAGGAAGCACTATCATCGGAGGCACCCCCCTCATCGCTTCCACGGCGGCGTGGAGCTCGGGGCTTGCTGAGGCTGCCCGGCAGCGGCTTGCTTCGGAGCGTAGCCCTTGACCTCGTTGACCAGCTCGCCGGTGTCTTCCCGCTTCTTGCACTTCACCGTGATCTGCAGCGGGATGTTGTGCAGCTCGACGGAATCGCGAGGCTGCATCACGCCGAGAGCACGGCAGATCGCGGACAGGTTGCCTCGTGCGATGGTCACAGTCAGAGCATTCGAGTGGCTCAAGCAGAGCCGGTCCCAGACCTTCCGCCCCTTGCACTCGCCCTCGAGGACCGTGAACTCGAGTTGCAGGAAGCTGCCGGCGTTGTCCTTCGTGGGCTTCATCTCGCTGCCGGTGATGGCGGCGACGTACTTGCCGGCGGGGATGGGGTCAAACGATGAAGTCGGTTCGACTTCGTTCGCGTTGAAACCGTTCAGGTTCGCCATGCTCAATTCTCCTTGGTGTTGTTGGGAGTTGCGTTTGCGATCAGGGCATTCATCAGGGACGGCCACGACAAGGGCAGCTCGGCCGGCAGAGAATAACGGTTCTTGGCCACGCAGGCGGGGCTGCCGACGCATCGCAGGATGCGTTCGCCGCCGTCCTTGCCGAGGGCTTCGGCGATCGTGCGGTCCCGCCCGAAGCCGGTGTCCTCGGTCTTGGTGATCATCTTCCGCGTCGCGAAGAGCACAGCGTCCGCCCATTCGGTGATCAGCGCGGAAACGTGCTTGTGCAGCCGCGGCGAGTAGCGGTCGTACGCCATCGCCTCGGGGTCCTCGAACTTCTCGACCTTCGCGTGGGCCAGGACGATCACGCACATGCCGCGCTGGTTGCGGAGGGTGTTGAGGTCGTCAAGCACCTTGCGCCAGTGCGTGAGGGCGTGTGTGTAGCCGCGCTGGTAACCGCCGTCGACCTTCTCGATGCTGGAGACGCCGTACTGCTCGCACAGCTTGTCCCAGATCAGCCGCTCCAGCCAATCGAGCGAGTCGATTATGACCGACTCATAATCGTGCTGCTCGCCGATCAGCGTTTGCAGGGACGCATCCACGTCGGCGAGTGTCTTCGCGAGCGGAAACGAGTCGCAGTCGATCTGGTCGAGGCCATCTTCCGTGGGAATGAAGATCGGCTTCGGCGCCTTCGACGCCGTCGTGCTCTTGCCGATGCCCTCGGTGCCGTAGATCATCAATCTCGGCGGCGAGTGGCGTCGGCCTCGTTGGATTTGGTCAAGTAGGGCCATTGTGGAACTCCTGATGTGGTCTGTGTTCACTATCGTTCGCAGTGACATCTGCTGGCCAGCTGGTGACAGGTGCGGGAGTCGAACCCACGTCTCAGGGCCATCAGGCCCCGGTAAGACCTTCCCTGCCGCAAGCCCGGGCGGGGCGTAGAACCGCACTCTCATTGGTTGTGCATCTACGCAGCGGCACGCACCCGACCGGGCTATGGCATGATCTCTACACTACGTCGAGGATGCGGATTTCTTCGTAGCCAGTTGGCCACTCGTCGGTCTCCCGGCACTTCAACAGCCGCCGGATCGCGGCCTCGTTCTCCTTGCGGGCGATGGCGAGCGTGTCGTCGCTCACACGCCACACACCGCACCTGTACGGCTCCTTCTTTTCGCAGGCAATGATCCACACCGGCACGTCCTTGCCGGCAACCTGGGCCAGCACCGCCTGGTAGAAGGCGACCTGGTTGTGGTAGCGCCAACGCCGCGCGTCAGCCTCGAACCAGTCCAAATCGTCGCACGACTTCAGGTCGACGATCCCACGGTGGGGATGAGTCCAGTCGAGCCGGATCTGACACGGCAAGCCGCAGTACTGAGCGCGGACGACGCCCTCGGCGCGGCCATACAACAGGAGGTCGAGCGCCGTTTCGTTCATCGCGACTCCGCTGGCCATGCACTCGATCAACTCCACCTGCTCGTGACTGAGCACCGGCTTGCCCTGCTCGACGGCCCACGCCGCGAATGCCTGCGTGTTCGCACCGTAAGGCTTGCCGGTGGATCTGTTGATCGGCCCGCCGAACGCGAACTGCTTCTCGTAGGCGGCGCGTCCTTCGAGAATGCGGCAGTGCGCCGCGCGTCCGACAAGGTACGCGGCCGAGTCTTTCTCCTCGATCAGCCCATTGGTCTTCTTGCAGTGCAGCCAGGGGCACTTGATGAAGTCGATGAGCTGGTGGCTTGAGAGGTGCTGGGCGGCTTTGGCGTGATACTCGTCCGCCGGTTCCGCCATCAGCAGTTTCAGGTCGATCAGTGTTTCGTTCATGTTCACCTCGCTTGTTGTGTCCACAATCGCTATATCCACACGAAGAGCCATTTTGTTATCCCCCCTTTTTCTCTTTTTTCTGCCAGGCCCGCTCGAAGACCTTCCGGGCCTTCCGGACGTGCAGGTGCACCGCCACGCGGCTGATGGCCAGCGTCCTCGCCACCTCAGAGCGGTCCATCACCTGAAGCAGTTCGCAGACCCTCCTCGTGCGCGGGGGCATCTGCACCAGCACTTCGGGGATATCGAGGGCGGTGCCCGGATCGGGCGTGTAGGACTGCGACTCGTAAATCTCGCTCGCGGATTCGTCTTCGCCGCTCGGGGCGCTGAGCAAGTCGCCGACGGTGCACTCCCGCCGCCGTGCAGCGTCCCGGCAGAACCGCTTGTAGCACATCGAGAGGGCACGGCTGGCGAAGGTATGCCAGGAGGCCTGGGCCGGATCGAACTTGGCAGCCGCCTCGAGCACGCCGACGATCAGATCCTGCCGTACGTCTTCCCAATGGTCTTCCTGGAGCCTGTACTGCCGTGCAAGCTTCCGCACCAGGAAATCGATCCTCTCCATCACGTAGCCGTCGAGCAGCTCGTCAGACTGCCTCGCTTCGGGTTCTTGATGGAGGCCAAGAGAAAGGGTCCCGGAGCCTTGGGCTCCCCGCCGGTCAAAGGTCGTGTTCATCTGCCACGCCTTTCTTGCGCCTACAGGCGCAAAAAAAGCCCGCTGAAGAACGCCGGCGGGACGCTTCAGCGGGCTTGTCTGATTTCTTCTGGCCTCGCCGGCTTCATCCTTCACCGGAGAGGCATCACCTCAAAAGTGGAAAATCCACTTTTCAGGTGGAAAGGCGTTTCATGTTGACCAGTCGATCCATGTGTCGGGCTTGTAAGACATTGTTATTCCTGTGTTTACGAATGCTCGTAAGTGCACCCCGAGCGAGGGATGATCATGCTCAAGAATCCTGAAAACTTCCGTGATGCACTTGTGCAGCGACTTGTAGGCTCGGTTGTAGTCGTCCGACAGCTTGCGGCCGCGCCCGCCGAACCCGTGAGCGCTCAGAACGGCTGCGACCAGAGCTTCCTTCTCAGTTTCGATCTCCTTCTCGATCATGGCGTTGCCGCTCTTGATGGCCTTTTGCAGTTCTTCCTCAAGCTCTGCCAGCTTCCGGCCGCAATCCTGTTTCTCGCTCTCGCCCATGACTTCCCCGGCATCGCTTGCGGCGAGGAATCTCTTGTCTCCGGTGATGTCGGCGAGCATTCGGATGACGAAGGCCTCCTCCCCCTGATGCATCAACAGGTACCTGATGTACCAGAGTCCCTTGAGTTCGCCGAACGGCTTCATCACGCCACCGTACCGCAGAATCCAACCACGCCCGTCCTTCCGGAACTCAAACGGCGGCGGGGCGGGCACCAGTGTCTCCGGGATCGCCATCTGCCGGAAGGATGCCAGGCAAGACGCCCACTTGCCGGTGGCTTGCCAGTTGCCTTCATCAACCAAAAGGATGTCATCAAGCGAGGCAAGCGCGGCCTTGCTTGCCAATAGGTCTGTCACTTCACCTGTCCAGTGGCGTTTGGCGGGTGTCAACAAGATGACCTTGCTTGCCGAGGCGAGCAGCAGACGCTGCACTTCGCTAAGGAACCGCCGGCGATCGGTGGCCATCGTCAGTACCACCGGATAGACCTGGCCGGGCCCGGCCTCCCAGTCGCCCAGGCGAATGGTGATCGCGTCCGGATCGCACGCGTCCTCGCAAAACTGCAGCGACAGCACCCGTGCGAGCAGCCGGCGCAGTCCCCGAATGTCCATCCTGTAGAGGACGATGTCCTTCGGGGAAAGCTCGATCCGGAACTGCCAGTCGTCCTCAGCAACGGCCACGATGCTGCCGTTGCGGTGCCGCACGACCTTCAGCCAGTGGCCGTGAGGGCGCGGATCGGGATACGAACAGACTTTCCGGTCGATGGGCTGCAGGAGGGGCCGGACGACGGGCAGCGCATCGCCGAGGTTGTCCTGCCATTGTCTCATCACGGCGGTGCGCCCGGCGAGCGTCTCAATGAGTTGCCAGAACGGTGTCAGTTTCTGCATATGTGGTGTCCTCCTTGGTCTGTGCGCAGATGAACCCCTGCGAGCTCAGCCACTCGTGTACGACGGTGTTGTCGGACTCCCTGTCGAACACCGCGATGTTAGGCGGCTCGATGGTGATGATCCGCTCCTTGTCGTCGTCGAATACCACGCTGAACTTGGCTCTGAGGAGCGAGCGCGGGTCTGCCTCCTCCCGCAGGTCGCGGCCTTGTTCGGCCAGAGCACGGAATACATCTTCCGCACGGCGTACCTCGGTGTCTTTCTGCCCCCGGTTATGGGCTATGTGAAGCTCGCACAGCTTGATTTCCTTCATGCCCTCAATGCCGGCGCACACCAGCACGTCACGTCCCTTCTCGATCAGCGGTTTCAGCGTGTACTTGGCGACGGGATCATCGAACCGGAAGAAACGCTCGTTTCCGAAGGCGTGCTTGCCGAGACACGTGCAGTAGGCCCCCCGTTCACCCTTGGTGTCGGCGTAGATCGCGAGCTCTCCCGTATTCGGGTAGTAGATCAGAACGTCAAACTTCTCCGGCCGATAGAAGATGTTCTTCGATCCGCCGTCGTTTTCCAGCGTGCCTTCTCTTTTCATGCGCTCCCCATGGCGCACCAGAAGCCACAGGCAGTCTTCACGAGGGAAGGGGAATACCCGTGAGCCGCGCCCCTTCTTCTTGAAGTCGAACCACTCGTTCAGGCCGTCATGGAGCGCCGCCAGCGTCCGGGCCGTGAAAACCGGAGCCGGTCGTCCGGAAACCCGGCTGAAATACGACTCGAACCTCTTGGGCTGGACGCGGTACTGCTCGGCGTGCACTCGCTCGAGGATGTTGCGGTCCAGAAGCCACACCCGCAGCGTCAGGTCTTCGGGAGAGTGCTCGGCGGCAAGCTTATGTCCCGCCCGTCTGCACTCGTCGAGAATCTGGTCGCAGCATTCCGGGCCAGCCATCCCATCCACAAAGTAGAGGGCATCGAGCAGAGCGTCAGGCGTATCGGCGCCGGGGTTCATCAGGATGCTAGCCAAGGCACCGTAATCGAACTGCTCAACATCCCTGGACAATGCCATGCCTCGGGCGGACAGGAACTCCTTGAACCTCTCGTCGGATTCAAGGAACTCCACCAGCAGCGGAAGGTCGATCCTCTTGAGAGCAGCAACGTTGGTGAAATGCTTCAGCCGAAAACTCTTGGGCATACGACGTACTCCTTTGTCATTGATACAGTACTACATACTACACACACAACGTACAAAATAGCCCCTTCACCCGAAGAGAGTGCGAGGCGGCTGTTTGGTGAGGATCAGGTTCAACTCGACGAGTCGTATCTGCATGGCCTGGCCGGAAACCTCGAATGTCTCAGCCATCCGCTTCGCGACTTCCACCGTGGGTCGCTGTTCGCTCTCAGCGAGACGATAGCGTTCCGCCAAATCCCTGATCTCCTTCTCCGCGACATACGGTTCACGGCTGCCGGTGACAATCTCCCACTGCGCGCGCACCATCTCGACCGGCATCAGAAGGTAGGCGGCAAAGCGGTCCGCCTGCAACTCGATGCGCGGCTTCTTGTGGCTCGACCTGCAGATGATGGAAGGCCCCTTCTCGCTGTCCAGCAGCGGCGCACTTAGTGCCATCTCGAACTGTTCGCGGTGGAGTATCCAGTGGCCGATCTCGTGGGCGATGGTGAAGCGGTAGCGTCCCTTCAGAGATGGATTCCCATAGGGATCGAGGGATTGGTCGATCAGCACTTCCCGGCGGTCAACCCGCATTGCCCCCAGTACGCTGGGGTCATCAAACTTCTTCCGCAGGTCGTCGAACAGCAGCGACAGCCGCAGATGGCATTCCATGATTTCATCCGCGGGGACAGGTGGGTGGGTGATCTGACCTTGCTGCCGCCCGTAGGCGTTCAACAAAGAAATGGCGGCGCCATCGATATGTGCATGGGGCATATACCGAACGTTCATCCGATGAGGACCTCGTGGTGTTGATCAGTGCTTGAGTTTACGAATCTGCTCGGTGATCTTGCGGAGCCCCTCCTCCGAAAGGTTCACATCCCGCGCCGTTCGCAGAAAATCGGCCATCGCCTTCGGCTGATCCTTGATGATCTCCTTCAGCTCGGGATCGAACTTGTCTGCCAGAATCAACAAGTCATCGGCATTCACTTCCAGCAGCTCGGCCATCTTCTTGATGCGGGCAGGTGCCGGAGGATCAAGCTCGCCGGTCTCGATCTTGCTGAGAAAGGTCGGGCTGATCCCGATCGTCTCCGCGAACCGTCGCAGGGAGAAACTGGGGTCAGTAAGCTTGCGCTTCTCCCGGAGTTTGCGTATGTAGCTTCCGAATGCAGGGTTTCCAGCCATAGTCAGCCTCAAGTCTTGTGACGGCCCAAACCGAAAAACGATAGTAGACATTATAGTCAACGTTGACATGTATGTCAACTGTTTTTTTCATGACCGTTTTTTCATGATCTTTCAGCGTGTGCAGATGGCAAGGAGCATGGAGCGGAAAGGATTACAGCGTAATGGCTTATAGCAGGACAACGGGTCGCATTCCGGCAAGTCAGCGCCCTTCACGGACGTGAACTTCAGCAGGTTGGCCTCGGAAATCTGCTGTACGAGTTCGCAGTGCGGCAGGCGGGATTTCCGGGATCTCACGCGCGAAACACCGTCAGACTTGGTCTTCCGTTGAAAACTGCCATAGTCCTCCACTTCCTCCTCTGCCTCCCCCAATCCACCTCTGCCGCAATTGGCCTCACGTCGTGGTCGCCGATGGGATCGCGGCCGCTGGTGACGCGGGGAAGGAAGAGAATCTCCTCCTGAATGTCGGAGGCGAGGTGCAGGAGGTTCATGATCTGTGTGACGCGCGGCCGACTGACGTGGCCGAGGGCTGCGAGCTCTCCCTGGTCGCGGACCGCACCGGAACGCAGCAGGCCGTCGAACTTGATCGCCAAGGCCATCAGCCGCGCGATGCGGGGGACGCGGCCGCTTGGCGTGTTTCGCACCGGACGCGGGCCGGACTTGAGCTCGAGTTTGCCCTTGTTGGTGTTCGTGAAGTGAATCTTCTTCGTCACGGTCAGGCCGTCTGGCATATCGCGTTCTCCTCGTGCTGTCCGACCAGTGTGCGGATGCCCGTCGGGTGGTAGCTGATGGAAATGGACTCGGTGTCCGCGTCGTATTCGATGCGGTCGATCAGCAGGTTGACCAGCGCCGCCTGCTCCGCCAGCGGCAGCGAGTCCCACAGCGGGCCGAACGATTCCGCGGCGCCGGCAAGCTCGCCGGACTCCACCATCCGCTCGCGGATCGCGGCGAGCTGCTCATCGAGCCGCCGCACCTCCTGCTGCTGGTCATGCAGGAGTTCCTGCAGGTGGCCCAGTTCGCGTGTCGCACCCTCGTGCAGGCCGGCTCGCGGGCCGAGGACACCGATCTCGCGGCCGATCGACCGGAGCTTCCTGTTGGCCTGCTTGCGCTGCGATTCCAGTTGCTCAAGCTCCGCCTGCAACTGCGACTCCGCGTTCTGCAGGATTTCCTCGAGCAGGGCCTTGTCGCTGCCCATCGACCGGATCTGGTCGACCACGAACTCCTCAAGTTCCCGCGCAGGCAGCGATGGCGCGGGGCACTGGCTCCAGCCGTTCCGCTGGGCGTTGATGCACACGTAGTAGCGATACCGGCGGTTGCTCCGCGTGGTGAAGTGGTGCGTCATTCCGCAGCCGCAGTGCTTGCATCGCATCAGACCCTTCAGCAGCGCCGCGTGCCTCCGGTGGATGCAGTTCTCGTTGGCGGCGTGGTTGCGTCGCAGCGTCACCTGCACCGCCTCGAACAGCTCATCCTCGATGATAGCCTTGTGCTCGCCGGCGAAGACCTCGCCTTTGGTGCGGACCTTTCCCGTGTAAATCACGTTGTTCAGCATCAGCCGCAGCGTGGGCTTGCTGAATGGCGTGCCGCCGCTCCACGTGCCTTTCCGCGTCTTGAAATGCTTGGTCGTCCAGCCTCGCTGGCGCAGTATCTCCGCCGTGCGCTGCAGCGAACCTTCATCGAGGTACGTGCGGAAGATGTCCCGCACCTGGATCGCCTCCGCCTTGTTGACCAGCAAGCGGCCGCCCTTCGGATCGACATCGTACCCCAGCACTGGCCTGCCGCCGGTCCACTTGCCCTTGCGGCGGGCCGCGGTCATCTTGTCGCGGGTGCGCTCGGAGATGATCTCGCGCTCGAACTGGGCGAACGACAGCAGGATGTTCAGCGTGAGCCGGCCCATCGAGGTCGTGGTGTTGAACTGCTGCGTGACGCTCACCAGCGACACGCCGCACCGCTCCAGGGTTTCCATTATCCGCGCGAAGTCCATCAGGGAACGCGAGAGGCGGTCGATCTTGTAGACCAAGATGCAGTCGGCCTTGCCCGCCTCCACGTCCGCCATCAGTTGCTGGAACGCGGGTCGGTCGACGTTGCCGCCCGAGTAGCCGCCGTCGTCGTAGCGATCCGGCAGGCATTCCCAGCCCTCGTGCTTCTGGCTGGTGATGTAGGCTTGGGCGGCTTCGCGCTGGGCATCGAGCGAGTTGAATTCCTGCTCGAGGCCCTCGTCGGTGCTCTTGCGCGTGTAGATCGCGCAGCGGACTTTCTTCGGCTGGACCTTCATCGTACCTCCTTTCGGGGGTCGGCGATGCGGAAGAACAGGAAGCCGCTCCAGTGCCCGCCGGTGATGACCTTGGCGATGGCCGAGAGGCTCTGGTAGACCTGCCCGTCGTAGGCGAAGGCGCCGTCGAGCACCTCGACCTGGTAGAGGCGGCCCTTGTACTTCCGCGTGAGCTGCGTGCCCGGCATCGGCAGGCGGGCGTCGGCGGTGCACTTCACGCGCTGCTTCGCCGAACGCGTGACGGCTGGCCATTGCGAGGGCGCCAGCCTCGCCTGCGACGGCGGACGCACGCGGATGTCTACGTCGCGGGCGAGTTCGCGTGCCTTGGCCCGTGCCCGCTCCGAGAGGTCGCCCTCGGCCAGCACTTGGAGCCGCCAAGCGCAGCGGCGATACAGCCACTGGCGGTTGCCCGACCGCGATTCCTCGCCGAACAGCTCCCGGTACTGCTCACGCAACTGGCCGGGCGACATCGCCCGCATCGCGGCCAGTTGCTCCTGAATGCTCGTGGTGTTTGCCATTGTTTCTCCTTCGAAGAACGCCGTTAACCACGACTCACAGTGAGCCGTTTTTCGCCTGCAAAGTCAAGGCTTTCTTCGGAGAACCGGCGGAGCTTTCTTCGTCTTTTTCGGGCTGGATTCCGGCCGCCTGGGGCACGCGGGCAAGGCCACCGGCGAGGATGGAGATGATCTGGTCACGCCGCTGGCGCGGCGTCAAGTCGGTGAGCTTTCTGCGGTGCGGCAAACTGCTGCTCCTCGTGGTGCGGACAGTGGCGGAATCGGGCGTTCCTGTTAACCACTATATCCACGGGAAGAGGGGGTTTGTTAAGGAGGGCGGAGGAAACGGGAGTGTTAACCGTGGGGCACTGAGAACCGTAGAAGACGCTTGAGCACCGACTTGGGTGAGGTCAGCTAGGGGCAAGGACACCAGACTGATACTCGGCGATGCCTCTCTGTGTGCGCTACCATCGCACTAGGCGGCAGGACACTATCCCAAGCTGAATTGCGTTAGTGCTTCTCCACTGTGTTCAAGACAACCGCATTCGGACCATCTATTCAGCTTCATGTTCGAGTTGTTATGCTCAAGTCGCTGTCGTAACGCGGCGGCGCCTGCTTGCTGACCAATTGCTGAACACGATCTTGTGCTGGCCACGCGTCAACTGTCTTCACTCGCCAGATGGCGGCTCAGCAAAGGGAATATTCGCCATTTCTGCTTTGTTCTGTAGGTTGATATCGCTCGTGCACAGAATGAGCAAGGCGGACGGCTCCCGCCTCTGCAGTTCCAGCACGCTCGCTATCAATCTGTCGTCGTTATTGCTTGTTTCCAGCCATGAGAGGGTACTTCGGAAATCCGGCTCTCGCGCTTCCATCCGCACAGTCGTTTCCCTGTTGACTGTGACGCCGTCTATAAGACTGCCCTGATTGCGCAAGCCCTTGATCCGGGTGATAACCGACTTGACCCTACTGCGGAACTCCTCGTCACGGGCGGTGATCTTGAGCTGGTCCAACTCCGATAACACCGTAGGCATGATGACCAGAGCGAAACTAGCTTGGCCAGCGATTTCAGCGTACCTTGAGAATTCAGGGCAAATGGCCAGAGCATTGGTGTCCGGCACCACGATGATCGTGTGTTGCTTGGAAGTCTCCAGCATGTGCAGGAGCTGTACGAATGTCTTGATCTTCTGAGAGAAAATTGCTTTGGGCGCGGCCATTCTCTGACACTATCTTTTCACGCCGCCGCACTGTCGAATCGCCTGTCGTATTCGCACTGCATATGATGTTGCCAATAGTCATCCCACTCA